CTGTCTGCTCGGATCAAAGTACACCTTCTTGAAAGTAGACCCCGTCAAAGGCAAGTAGAACAACATCTGATCCGTGTCAGGATCATACTCATCCATAACCTCGGTGATCTGATAGTTCATAAAGTCTTCTACACGTTGAGCCTGCTCTTCGGTCTCTCTGGTCGGAGTACCAAGGACCGAGGTCTTAACTGGACCACCCGCTGGCAACATCTCCTTGTAAGACTGAGCCTGAAACTGCGTCACAGCTTCACTCAACAACGGATGATGAACGCCACTAGCACCAAGAAACGGCTCACTCCGCTCCTCGTAATTCACACCCAATAACTTCAAACCCTTGCCAATAGCCTCCGCCCAATCGTCACGAGACTCCTTATCCGACTCAAACCTGTCCTGAAGATCCGAGGACAGAGAACCAAGGACCGAGTCGTCTAATACTTCAGCCAAGTTCGCATTGTGATCGTACGCCGCAGCTTGAACCTCGATCATCTGCTCCTCACCAACTAACTCTATGCCGTCAGGAAGTTGATCCTCGGTACTCGGTACTTCGACCTGTAACTCTGCTGGCATCTGATCAACCGGACCGCCGGGACCCATAGCCATGTCTGTCATTTGTGGGGGTAGTGCCATTAAAATAATCTCCTAATGCTATGAATATAGCCTAAACATGTCGCCAATACCAGAGCGAAGGTCAACATGACCGCCTTTGGCCTTTTTCATCACAGGTGGCGGGTTTTCTGACATCAGTTGAGACAGCCTCGGTAAGTCCTGAACCCCCGCAGCTTCGTTAAGTTCAGCCACTTCAGCATCATCAAGTACGCGGTTCACCTTCATCTGACCGCTGATCATCCAGTTACCATCCATATTTGGATTGGTTTTGTACCGATAGTAACCCCCCATAGGAAGCTCTTCCGTGATTTGTGCTTCTTGCACATTCAAAGCACCGCCTTTAGTAGTAGATGCATTTGAATTAGCAATGCTTTGCCAATCAACGTCAGCAGGCAATTCAACTTCTGCCCATACCTGATTCTCACCACGAACCTTTAACTTCTGACCATCTACCAAAGCTTGTGGCCCAATATGGGAAGCAACAGGGTTATCACCAGCATGCCAACCGGGGCGAAGTGCAACAGCCTTTACTGATTTAGCCCTCGACCCTTTTGGTAAATACCCGGCGTCAATCAACATATCTCTTGTCGCATCATTAGGAATTGGAATACTATCCCCCGTCCCCGGTTTACCTGTCCACTTCTGTGATGGTACATACTTCTTACCATTAGTAGACGTAAATACAGTCTCCGGAAAAATAGCATCCCGCCAAACACCGACAGGTACTTCGTTGCCAGCCTCAACAAACAAAGGATAAAGCTTCCCGGTTTCTGGATCTTTTTCAAATAACTTGTAGGCTTTTACTGTTTCTACGGGCTCCTGCATTTGAGCGGCCCCAGTACCGCGCTTCTCGATTCCCGAACCTCTGGCTATGGTAGACAGCCGAGACAACCCCTTGACAGCACCAGCTACGTTCAAGGTACTGCCAATAATGTCGCCAGCTAACTCAGCGCCGCTGCCTGTAGGACGACGGTAGGACCCACCCAACGCCTCAATGCCAGTAGCATACTTGTCGATCATGTAGTCTGAACCTAGAAACGGCTTTTCTGGAGCAATGCCCAGCGCTTGCCCGGGCAAGTTAGCTACGTCAACGACACCGCCAGCAATCCGAAAAGGAGCAAACTTCGCACCTTCTAAAGTTTCACGCTGAAACTCAGCGCGTCTCTGTGCGCGGAACTCAGGATCAGATTCCATACGTTGAGCAATAGCAACATCTTCCTGAAGCTTTTTGTTTTCAGGATTCTTTTTTGCCAACGCAATCAGTTGTTCGTTGGATAACATTATGCCAGCCTCGTGGGTTTGCGCTTTTCAGGCAGCATTAACTTGGAATAACGGTTAGGCACAAGACGAATCTCAGGCTTAATAGTATTCCCTTTTTTGATTAGTCGGGAGCCACTCTTCAATTTCTTCCCCATTCAAACTGATGAAACCACCCTGCCTAAAACGCATCAGAGCCATAGTCATACTATCACAAAAGTCATCGTGTTCGCCATTCGGAAATGAGGCTACCTCCTCAATGACTTCATCAGCAAACTTCTCACCAGCAGGATACCATACTTTCTCCGACTCGAAAATAGGAGATACCATATGCATGCGTGTGGTTTTATCCATCCCGCCACCCCCGCGCTTACGGCCCGGAGCAAAAGTAGCAACAGGAAGGTTCTGTAACCTCATCTCGTCAGCCAAAGGCGTACCAGAAGCCTTCGCTTCTATCAACATTAAGTCCGGTTCCCAGTACTCGTTCTCTTCCAAAGCAATCTGTTTTAGCTCCGGAAAGTTCCAACGACCACGTTTCGCGTCCAAAAGGATCAAATGCTCGTCACCATTGTTGTGCGGCTGGAATACACCCCACGTCGTGATGGCAGAATAGTCAGCCGTTTCCTTTTTACTGTACGCAGTATCATAAGATTGAATGATGTAGTCAAGATTCGGGATGTCTTCCTCGTCCCACTCCTGCCACCACTCGCGTTTGATGACAGCAGTCTCTTCAGAAGTAGGATCTTGTTGCCACTGAGCATTCCATTTACTGACAGATAGGGCAGCCTTTACTTTAAGTAGCTCGTCTTTATTCCAAAATTCAGGCCATAGCGGTTCCCCCGATGGCATTATGGCAGGGAATTCTACTACCTCCCACTGGTCAGACATCATATCTTTGCCCTGTGCCGCCAGTAACCTCCCCGTCAAGTCTTTCTTTGACCACCGGGTCTGGACAATAATGATAGCCCCTCCCGGCTGGAGTCTCTGCCGGGGACCCGAAGTGTACCATTCGTAAGTATTATCATAGGCCGTACTAGATAATGCATCTTGTTCCGAGTGCGGATCATCAATAATCAGCAAATCAGCACCACGACCAGTCATTGCAGCGCCCACCCCGGCTGCAAAATATTCCCCTCCCGCGCTGGTCTCCCACCGACCTGCTGCTTGGGAATCCGGTTTAAGGTCTGTATTCGGGAAGACATCGTGATAAATTGGGTCCGCAATCAAATCCCTGACCTTACGTCCGAATCTTACAGCAAGTTCAGTGTTCATGGTAGCCTGAATGATTTTTAATTTTGGATTTTTTCCAAGGAACCATGAAGGCATCAAATAAGAAGCGAATTCCGATTTTGAATGTCGAGGAGGCATGTTCACTATCAAACGCTTTAAGGTACCATCCGCGATACGCTCAAGCTTTTCTGAAATGATTTTGTGATGACGACCAACAATAAAACCTTCGTAGACATGCTGAACGTAGGCCATGAAGCTTTCTTGGGCAAGCTCACGGGTTTGAAGCCGCTTCAGCTGCTCTTCCAGTAACAGCATCTCTTTTAGTTTGTCGTCTGGTACCGCTAGTAAATCCATGCCCGAACGATAATACATTCAAATGAATTTATCAACCCAACTACTACAGGCGGGCGCGGTGGCGACCGCCCCGCGCATATAGGGGGTGGGGGGTCGCTGGTTCACTGGCCTGTTGTCGATCTGGGAAAGTAACCCCGAGCTGGATGGATGACTGATAGCATTAGATAAAAAAAAGTTTAGTTAGGGGGTTTACTTATGGGATGATATCGGATTATACTGGCTAAGCCAGTAAGGCGATAACAAACTATATGGAGTGAGTACAATGACATTAGCAAATATCAAAACCGAATATCTTGAAGCGATTAGCAAGCAAGCAATCCCTGCTCGGTTCATGGAATTGAAGAACCAGATCAAGGTTCTTGAAGCCGAGCTGAAAGCGATCAGCGACAAGGTTATCAATTCACCGGATCAATATCCTATGTTTAATGTTGTCCGGTCAACCAGATCATACGTCCCGATCGATACGATCAAGGCGTATGTAGGCGAAGAATGGTATACACAAAACGCCATTGTTTCGGAAAACAAGCCGTATATCCGGCTTAAATAATCAACAGGGGCTAGCGCAAGCTAGCCCCGCAACCTAATGGAGTGAGTACAATGAGTATCAATATTCATACTAATATCAGCAAGGCCGACTATATCGAGATCGAGAAGAACAGTGATGATCATATCACTGTCTGGATCACTCATGAGGGTGAGCTTCACGGGATATGGCTTAAAGATATATCCCGTGAATTCGAGATCGTGTTAAATGGGGTTCAGGTTGGCAAGCAGGCCAAGCCAGTTAAGAGGACAGGTCACGGGTTCAGTGATAGCACCGTTGAAAAAGCTGTCACCCTGCTAAGACAGGGATCATTTACCCGTCGCCAGATCGGTTCTTTTATCGGGTTAACTGATAATTCTGTCAGTACCCTGCTATCCGATCTGGGTAAAGATTTCACCCTGACTAAGATTGGTAAAAGAAATAAGCTGTATTCGATAGCCAGCTAACCTTTAACCTTGATCCTAGGCCAGCAATGGTCTAGGATCATCCTATAATAATCTAATGGAGTGTGTAATGAATAACGATTTCAAAACTTGGTTAAAACAATGCAACCAGATCGTATGTGGCAAGCTTGGCCTTGGCCTTATGGACATGCCGGATGCCACATGGCGCGACTATCATGATGATGGTCTAACCCCTGCCGAAGCTGTTGACAGCGCATACGAAGACTATTGGCAGGATGAGTTAGAAGCTCATGGCATTGACTGGGAATTCGCGTCATGAAGACTATCTTCATATGTTTACAGATCATGGCGGCTATAGCCGCCATGATCTTCGGAGTCGGCATGATCGACAGCATGGTAACAACAACAGTAATTATCGGGGCTGGTTTAACAATAATAGGTATGCTAGCATTGATCATGTATACTATCTTATTAGCTCACATATACGACGACTAAATACCGCCAGCTGGGGGCGGGAGGCCATGGCCTACAGTACCCAGCACCCTCCCTAAACTTAGCCCCTGCCACCGTGCAGGGGTTCTTTTTATGTAAAGAGCTGACGCGCCGCAGATGGCGGCAGGTCGCAGGACGTACAACATAGCAATAAAAAGAAAAGAGGCGGGCCGCAGGACGCAAGGCCGCAGGAATAAAACGGATAATAAAAAGAAAAGCGCAAGGCCGCAGGCCGCAGGCCGCATGATATATGAATTAATCGCTTGCTATCCTATCCCATATGATATAGGATTATCCTACAATATAAACCAATAGAGTGAGGTAAAACAATGTTAACAGCAACACGATATCAAAAGAGCAAGCGCAAGCTTTCCGATTATCCGTATAAAGTCTTAAAGCTTTCCAAAAACAAAAAGCTAAAATCTGGCGTTAAGGCTGGCGCGTTCAAGGGCTATAAGATTATGACCTTGACGCTAGAAGAGCGCGCCACATGCCCTTCATCATGCCACCATTGGAAAACATGTTTCGGGAATAATATGCCCTTTGCCCATAGGTTAGAGCATGGTCAAGAATTGATTAACCGGATTGATCAAGAATTAGAAGAGCACAAGGGCAAATTTTTATTAATCCGGTTGCATATTCTTGGCGACTTTTGGTCGCCAGACTATGTAAAAGCATGGGCAAATTGGCTGGCAAAGTATCCGAATATTGCAATATGGGGATATACACATAATCACCCGGATAGCCCGGTTGAATTAGAACGCAACATTGCCCGGGCAATTGATGAAACCCGGCAAGCTTTCGGCAAGCGGTTTTCAATCCGTTGGTCTGATAGGCCAGATCTGGCCTACAGTGCCAATAGTGAGGCCTTACAGTCCCCAGAAAAGGGCAAGGCTATTATATGCCCAGAACAACAAGGGCATGATGGATGCGGAACATGCACGCTATGTTGGGATCAACCCGAGCGGCAAGTCATATTCTTAACACATTAAACCGGATTGACCGGATAGCATAACCATGCTATCCGGTTATTAATCTGCTTTTCGCATGATTGTATCTCACTCTATAAACTTAGGCCGCAGGACGCAGGACGTCAGGCGGCCTCTCTTTATTTATAACACGCAGGACGCAGGACGCAGGACATCCAACCACGCATCACGAGCCGCATCACGCAAGGCCGCAGGAAAATCAGACATACAACCTACATACAAGGCCGCAGGACGCAGGACATCGATCCGCGATCCGTGGATTTCCAACACTTTTCCCCCGTCAAACAAAAATACGTCGCCCGAAGAGGGTTCGTGTAACAAGAAAAAACTTACGCCACCGCACCGAGAATGCCCCAGATGCCAAGCAATCTGCGATTTAGACACCGAAACTTTGCTATGTTTAATTATTTTTAACTCTAGCCAAATAACTACAGAATCCATGCACATATATACGTCTGGCATGCCTTCACTGACGCGGTTTTCAAGTCTCTGGCAGTATGTCTTTCGTGGAAGTTTCTGCTTCAATGAATTCCATAGGGCTTTCTCTGTCTTCGGCATCGGTCACCACCTTATAGTCGCCATCAATGGCAGATTGTGGGAATTGTTTTCTGAGTTCAGCCAGCCTAGCCACGATCTCTTCTCGACTCAGGGCATCCAGCTGGTGGGTGTGGTTCTGTTCACGCCTGTCGATGGTCAGTCCGCCAAGGGCAGATCGTATCTTCTCCGCGTTGATGGCGGCAGAAAATTGTCCGGCCTCTTCCGCACCGCTGGACAGCTCGTGAAGCCTCTTCAGCTGACCGCCAAGGCTGACACCATACTTCCGCTCTCTCTGCTCTCTGAGTTCCTTTATCAGGACAGGAACATGCGGATAGGATTTACCGTCAAGCAGTTTGGCGGCATGTTGTGCGGCAGACTCTTCCGCATACCCTGCCTTCCGCGCACACTCCGCGTTGGAATAGATACCTTCAACATAATATCGGGCAAACTCTCTCTGCCTGTTGGTCAGTCCAGATGGTCTGCCGCCCTTGTTTTTCTTCTCTTCAGTCATTCAGAAACTCCATTTGCATATAGGTTTTTTTTACCCTTCAGTGAAAAAAAAAATAAAAAAGCGTTCATGTACGGACTCGTGACCTTGTTTTGCCACACTACACCGTGGCAAATAAAACGTAGTGTGGCATGGTTTTCCCTATGTTTTTCATACACTTGCCACACTTGCCACACTTGCCACACCTTTTTCAATTTTTTTTTTATTTTTTTTTGTTACCCGTAGAAAACCTATACATATATTTTTTTTTGCGTTTGACATCTATGGGATAGTCCTATACGGTTATCCTACATATTTAGTATAAACATGGGAGACACACAATGCAACAAGCAGATTACAGGTTCGAGGATCACGGATCGATATGGTTGATTCATCCTCTTACTAGCGAAGCTGAGACCAACTTGGTTGAAGGCGTGGACGACTTTAGCATGTGGTGGGGCAAGTCCTTGGTTGTAGAACCGAGGTTCGTGGATCACGTTTCGGGGTTATTGATAGAAGAAGGGTGGATAGTGGTATGATGACGAGTAAGTGTGCAGGTTGTGATCAGCACAACGCAGTGATTTATGACTACGAGGATATGTATTGTCACGATTGTTATAACGAGAAGAAAGAAATCGAGGAGGGAGAGTTAGAATGATTATTAACATTGATACTGACTACATTATGTCACTGTTTGACTGTGACTTTGATACTGCGGCAACCATTCTTGCTGACCTTGATGATCAGCGCGACACTGTTCTTGATATGTTTAACAATGCGATCATAGATTATTTCCGCAACAACGAGTGGATTAGACTCGCGTGGTGTGCTGAGGATGTGATGGAAGCATGCGATTGGCTGACGAAGGATCAGGCATTGGAAGTGTTGCATGATCTAGAACGAAACCACGATTCCTGTATCGGCATCAACTGGGATGTCATTCGTGATACGGTGGCGGTGAAATACCCAGAGCCAGAGGAGGCTGACGATGGCAAAGTATAAAGTAAAGGCAACGCAGTATGTGTATTGGGACGCATACATTGAGGCAGACAGTCCAGACGAGGCGTATCAGAAGGCCAAACAGGACGATACTGAATGGGTTCTATATGAGCATGCAGGGGACTGGGAAATATACAGTGACGTATTTGAGGAGAATGATGATGATTGAGATTGACGGTATCCTCTATGATGCAGATGATTATTACTATTGGGAACATCTACAAGCCTGTTTAAGTGAGATGGAGGCTGACGATGGCGAAGTATAAAGTCCATACAAAATGGGTTGGTTATAGTGCCGTATTTGTTGAGGCTAGTAGCCCAGAAGAAGCAGAAGAAAAAGTTTTTTCTGGCGACTACCATGGATGTGACGCTGAACATACAGGCTTTGGTTTAGATTATGGTTATGACCATGAGCAAACTATTAAAATTGAGGAGATTCACGATGAACAAGTATAAAGTAATTATAACCATTGAAGTGAACACCGAGGCGGCTGACCATGAAGAAGCGGAAACAATCGCTTTGGATTGTGCTGACTGGGCTAATGCTGAAATCGAAGTTCTAGAGGAGAATGATGATGAATAGCGAAGAACTGCGATTGACCGATTACGAGAAGGGCTTCCTTACTGGGTTCTATTTCACTGAACCGGACATCCAGAAGGATCGCCTTAATCGTGACGAGGACAACGACTGGTACGGTGTCCACTTCGGTGAACGCGTATTCGATCTATGCGTCTGGAAAGATGACGACATGGAGCATGAGGTCTGTGTGGTCTATGAATGCTTCCTGAATGATGGCGGCTTCTGGAACACGGACACTAGCAAGCAATGGTTTTTGAAAGAAGGAGAAGAGAGATGAAGAACCGAGATCCACGGATCGAGATCCGATACATTTGCACCAACTGTGACGGACAGGGGCATGTGTATGTAGGTGAGACGTACCATGAAGGTCTGGCGATATGTCGTGACTGTGATGGTGTTGGGTTCACGGAGCGTGAGTATGCGTACGCGGGACAGCACGTTCAGATAACAGGCATAAAGGAGGCGTGAGATGCCGGACAAGTACGGTAAGTCCTATGACTGGGAAGAAGAGGTTGAGTGCGCTGAGTGTGGCGGAGAGGGGCAGTACGAGGTATGCAAACCTGTCATCGACTACACACACGGTGGCTACTACGACAACGACATGGAGGAGTGCGAGATCTGTGGTGGATCTGGCGTAGTTTATCAGGAAATAGAAGAGGAATAATACAATGCCTTTACCAAAGACGGTGGTGACAGACGCACCTAAATTCAAACGTGGCAGTTATACTGTGGCTATGTCTGTGGAATTTTACAAAGAGATGCTGGTGAGTGCGGAGACACCGGAGGAAGCACAAGAACTGGCGGAGATGCGGGTCAGGGCGAGGCAGAAAAACCTGCATGCTGGTGGCTACTCATTGGGTGATATTGAATTTTTAAACGTAACAGAGAGAGGTTAATACAATGACTAATTTTAAAATAAGCAAGGCAGATCGTAAGAAGTTATTGAAGGGGTTCAATGAGTTGAGAGGTGCATTGCAGACCATGGAAGAAACACAAGACGTATGGCTGAGTGACATCAGAAACATGGAGTTGCTACGCATGAACCTGTCTCATATCTTAAATTTCAGCCCGAAGCAGAACGATGAAGGCGAAGGTCTGTATTACGCTGACTGGGTGCTGGATGAGGAGAAGAGCAAATGATGGAACTAGAACTAACAAAGATTTGTCCGAGCACATTTATGCCATTGGGTAAGATCTACATGGTAGGTAAGAAGTTCAAGGTGTGGACGGCTGATGAGAAGCGAGGCGAGGTTGAACGCGAAGTGACCTATGTCGATGGCGTACCAGTGAATGAGTCGTATATCTTGGTGGTGGATTTAATACAGCAACAACTTTACCTGTCTATCCACAGAAAGAGAGAAAACTTTCATAGGTATGGTGACCCATTGGGAGACCCAGAAGCATGAAGCCGCAAGAGAAACCAAAGCCAGATGAGAAGCTGGCACAGCTACTGAAAGTCCCAGCCCTTCCTGAGATGACACGATACAGAAAGACATGGGCGTGGACGAAACCAAAGGAGCAGAAGAAGGATGTTAAATAGTACTGACCTCTTGCATCAAAAAGTATTACAGACTATCCTAGATCAACTACCGGAGGACGAAAGGGAGATACCAGTTGTCCTCTGGTTACAGCGTAAGTTGAAAAGGTATGAAAGGAAAAGCAATGAAGATAAATAATTTTGCAAGGTTCAACAGCAAGTATGATGCAAGATCGTATGAGCAGTGTGTCGAGATGTGTGAGCGGATTGCCGGAGAGTATGACTGGCAGGGTAAACACAATCAGGCATTGGATTGGAAGCTGAAAGCGAACAACTACAAGAAGCACCTACCGGACATGGCATTCAGCCGTGTGATGGACTCAGTTATGGAGACAGAGTATGACAAAGTATTCGGAAGACACCACCCAGAAAACGTCCACCCATGCTATCGGGGACGGGTCGATGCAGAAAAGGTTGGATAACGGACTGTGTCCAAAGTGTGGCACGGCTTGGCCTGAGAATGAGGACACTTGTCCGGTGTGTAGCCTGACCATGTTAATGCCTGAAATACGTTGCAGGAAGCAGGACATGACATGGAAAGAGGCTGTGCTTATTATGGAAAGTGTTGTCAAGGATTACGCTGAGATGATGACAGCCGAGGGCGAAGACACGTCATGGCCTAAGAAAATTATCAAAGCATGGGAAAGGATACAGAAGGGATGAGCGCGATAGATAAACTTATCATAAAGTGCGAGGTCAAGGCCGCTGATTTGGAAGCCGCAGGTGACAAAGAGTCTGCGCTGATTGCGAAACGACTTGCCAATGCCTATGAAAACCTGCGAGATAACACGCATACGATGAACCGATGTCCGAGGTGCGGTGCGCCTGAGTCTATCATCGAGGTGCATGGGCACGGTCAGTGTGCGTCATGTAAAAGCAACATAGACGACTGCTGTCAAGGAGAGACCTGTGTCAGATAAAGATGAGAACGTAGTGTATTTAAAGAACCGAGTATCGCGTACCACGGATCCAGTACCGAAGGTATGTGAGTTAGCGGCAGAGACCTTTGAGCAGATCTTAATACTAGGTCAGAACAAAGAGGGTGCTGTTCAGATGGTTACCACGATCCACGATCCAGCTGAGATGTTGTGGTTCATGGAGGCCGCACGATTCGGGATCATGTTAGGGGCGGATGATGAGTGAGGATGTAGTTTTGATTGAAGAGATGTTGGATGTGGTCAGCTTGTATGGTCGCGGTGATATTAATTTATGGGAAGCTGTACTGCGGATGCAGAAGGCTGGTTCAATGATGACGGATGAAGAGATCATTGACGCGCTTGCCACCGTTGATCGGCAGAACATTGTCAAATTTCCGGGAAAGGAGAAGTGAGATGTTTGAGTATGTTTTATTAACATGCGCGGTGTTTAATTTAGACGGGGGGACATCGAACCCCTGCTTCGGAGAGAAAAGTGACGGGCGTTTCCCCTCTTACTACAGCTGCCGTGCAGCAGCAGACAGGCGCGTGGATGAGGTTCTTATTATAATGCAGCAGAACTTCCCGGAAGCAGCCCCTGTAGCTACAGCGGTCTGTGGTGAAGAAACAAGTACATAAAAAACGGGTCGGGTATTTTGACCACACGGAGTGAGATATGTTTAAGTTTAAGACAGAGCCATACGCGCATCAGCTGACGGCATTGGAAAAGAGTTATGACAAAAAAAATTATGGTTACTTTATGGAGATGGGATGCGGCAAGTCAAAAGTATTGCTGGACAATATCGCATACCTCGCTTCTCAGGGAGAGATTGACACAGCTGTCATCGTTGCACCCAAAGGTGTATACCGGAACTGGGAGACATCGGAAATACCGACACACCTTCCTGATGAAATACAAGCAGAGATCTATGTATGGAATCCTTCGCCGAATAAAACACAGGCGAAGGAACTTGGGGAAGGGGCTAAGAAGCGTGGTGTCTTTCGCATATTGTTGGCGAACGTGGAAGGCTTCGCATCTTCGAAGCTCCCCAAGTTTGTCGAGTTATTTACAAGAGGTACTAGTTACCTACTGGCTGTCGACGAGTCCACTACGATCAAAAACCCCAAGGCCAAGCGCACTAAGACGTTGGTCAACCTCGGGTCAAAAGCTAAGTACAAACGGATTCTGACCGGGTCACCTGTTACCAAGTCACCGTTGGATCTGTATTCACAGTGCGGCTTCATGGACAAGAAGTTGCTGGGTATGGATAGCTACTGGTCTTTTCAGGGGCGGTATGCCATTACGAAGACACAGCGCATGGGGTCACATTCCTTTCAGACGATTGTCGGGTACCGCAACCTCGAAGAGTTGTC